AAAGAAAAACTATATGAGTGCTACCATAACAAATGGTTTTCCACTAATCCTGCACCGGTCTTTATTGTAGCCTGCGGAGATAAAAACGCTTCCTGGAAAAGAAAAAGCGATGGTAAGGACCACATGGATATTGATCTCGGCATCACATTCGAACATCTTTGCCTGGCAGCAACAGAACAAGGGCTTGGCACATGTTGGGTTTGTAACTTTGATGTGGAAAAGGTTATTTCTATCCTTGATTTACCTGAGAATATGGTACCTGTAGCCATCACACCATTAGGTTACCCTGCCATTGAAGATGTGAAGCGCACGCCACGTAAATCAAAAGAAGAGATCATGCAGGAGCTATAAAGACGCATTACAATCCAATATGTTTCTAAGGGGCACAGAACGAAACGATATAAATCTTAATTCACGCGCCCCGGATTAAAATGTTTAATAATCAATGATTTAGCCACTAAAACGGGCAAGCCGAAAAAAAAACGAAGCGTTTACTTTGGTTTACACCGGCTTTACATCGCGCCTCCATTTGTGCGCTTTGTGCAGTAGCATGTTGACAAAGATAGTAAAAGCCCTCTTTTTATTACTGACTTTTATCAGAAATCACGGTTTAAATCGTGTATAACGCCGTTTGCAGACCTTTGCGTAGGATTTGCGGCGGCTTTTCTTTTTAAGGCTAATTTGGGGGCTTTTTGGGGCTTATTTGCGTTAAGTTTACCCTTTACCGACGCTCCCCGGGAATGACCAAGCAACGGGAAATTTGAATATAAAGGGGGCAATTAAAGGGGCATTAAAAGGGGCACAAAACGAACACAAAAAAACGAAGCGTTAAAAATAGAGGGGCGTTAAGAGGGGCACTTTTAAACCTTTTTATTTATCATTCAATAATGAAAGCCGCCTTTTTTTATGTATTATTTATGTGATTATCAATAATTGAAGGGGTGAAAATACCAATAGCTGAGCGGATTTTCATATACGGAAAACCGCCGTAAACCGCCGTAAACCGCTAATATTTATATAAAAGTGCCCTTTACAATCATGCGGTTTTGCGCGTGCGGCTATTTTAGCGCGCCTCTTGCCCCGCAGAATTTAACGTTATATTTTTAACAACAAACGTTCCTAAATCAAAATTGGGCTTATCCCCTCCGATTGAGGAGCTCTTAGTAATACGGGGATAATTACTGTATTTCTTGCCTGAGGGTAAAGGAAAAGTTTTATTATCGGCGTAGGCGTTGCACGTACCGGATACATAGTATCGGCCTTTATCCTTTATTGTTTTCGCGGTTTCTTTATCCACAATGGAGAAGAGTTGAAAACTAACGTCGTATTTATCCGATACCCGCAAATTTGTTACATTCTTCCCGCATACGAATTTTATAATATAAGAGTCATCGCCCTGCCTTAGGGACATTTCATACTCAACCGGTATCTGAGTAATAAATCTTATACTATCCCCCATTAAGCCATTAATTACTCCGACTTTTAGCTTCTCCCCACATTCCTCTCTTAATATATCATTGTCGATGCAGTTAGGATTCTCCGACAAAAAATTATCTAAATAGTTCTGTATTAGGAGCGGCTCGGCCACCTCCTTTTTAGTCTGGACACTCTGGGTATTACCCGTACAAGAGAGGGCAATTAAAGCAATGAGAAAAATATAAAGTGTATGTTTCATATACAAAATTAGTACTTAGGTATTATTTGTAATTTTCCGAAAGTATATATTACCCGACACCGGCAGCCCCGACACCCCCTGCATCCTGACGGCCAAGTTCCACTCGTTTTAAATGCTCAACCTCATTCTCGAGTCTGCCAATTTTCGCCGCTTGTTGCACTATAATATCATCTTTTCCCCGAATAATAGCGAGTAATTTATCCTCGATACTTTCTTGTTTGGTTATTTCAATAGAATTTACCCGGAGTAATTCCCCCTTTCCGGTTAACAGCCACTCGGCCGAGACACCTTCGCAATACGCGAATATTTTATCTATATCAAAAGTATTTCTACTTATCCACGTGCTGATTGTTTGGGGTGTAACGCCCAGCTTTGCGGCAAACTGTGCCTTGTTTCCATCCGAGTAATGGTTTACGAGGGCTAAAAGTATATCTTTTTTTTCCACTGGATATATTCTCATTTTGCGAAATAAATTCGCATTTTGCTTGTATTATATTCACAATATGTTTATATTTGCACCGTCTTAACAATGTTAAGAAGCCCCAAATATAATAAAAAGGGCTGTAAGAACAATGGAAATAGGCAGGTAATCTCTTGTAGGACAATAAACATATTTATAAATGGATAAACAAATCATCTTATCAGACGGAAAGAAAAAGGAATTGGCGGCCGCTTTCGGCTACTCCCGCCAAACCGTATGGGCGGCTCTGAATTATAAGACAAAGAGCCCCGTTGCTAACATGCTACGTAAGGCCGCACTTGAAAGAGGCGGAATTAAGATCGGGGCAAATACCGATAGAATTACCCCAGACTTTGAGACTCAATTCTTAACGGCCGAAAAGCTAATGCTACAGAGGTTTACCTCTCGAGTACAGCTTATAGCTGACCTTTCAACTGGTGAGGTAAATATTCATGTTGACGGGGAAATCATAGACACATACGCTAATCCCAGAATAAACGAGCTACTCGCTATACAGGAAAGTGTACAGCACATTGCAAATCAGTTAAAGAAATAATCCCGCTCGGGTGGCGCATTGGGCGGTTCGATCCCGTCCACGGGAGCAACAAAAATGATTCATTATGGATTACTTTAAAAAATACATTGTAGTAACAGTCGAGGAGTTGACAAATAAAGAGGACGGCGCGGCTGTAATGAGCTTTGAAAATTACAAAACGCTTGTAAAGCGTAAGCGTTTGCACGTGGTACGCCCCGGAAAAGGTCTTGGCAATTTTGCTTTGATTGATTATAACTCGCTACCGGAGCGTTTCAAAGTTCTCTATGAGGAGAAATACGGAAAGGTGGAGGATATAATGAGAGCTAAAGCAATCTCCGACACCTTTATAGAGGACACTGCAGCCCGGGAGTTTTTCGCAGGCTTTCGCCTCCCCGACGGCTCCTACCTTCCTGCCGATAAAATAGACGAGTACACAAATAACGCCTCGGTTTTAAACGAAGTTATAAAACTCGAAAACGACCGGGAGGCATTGAAAAAAGCGCTCGGGGGCAAGACCGGAAGTGTAAAGCAATCCATTTTAAGTACACTCGAAAAATTTAGAGAATACCCCGGCCATACTTTACCCGGAAGCTGGGCGCGCGTACAAAAAGCGATTAAAGAGTATAGGGGCAACAACTATGAGACGTTAATATCTGGCCGTATGGGTAATAATAACGCTCAGAAAATAACAAGGGCGGCGGGACTTCAAATCGTCGCTTTAAAACGCTCTAAAGTTCCCCAATATACAAACGAGCAATTATTTAACGAGTTTAACCGTATAGCACCCGAAAAAGGCTGGAAACAGCTAAAAAGCATTAACTCACTTGTGCAGTTTTTACACAAGCCCGAGATTGAGCCACTTTGGTATGATGCGGTACATGGGGAGCTGGCGGCAAAGCAGCGCTATACACGCAAGCATAAAACGGAAATGCCGTCCATGCGTGACGCTCTTTGGTATGGCGACGGTACTAAATTAAACCTCTATTATAAGGCTTACGACACAAAGGGCAAACTTGTAATGTGCTCAACACAAGTTTATGAGGTGATCGACGCTCATAGCGAAGTATTACTCGGTTACCATATAAGCGACAGCGAAAACTACGAAACCCAATACCGGGCTTTTCGTATGGCGGTTGAGACTTCCGGCTGTCGACCCTTTGAGGTGGTAACGGATAATCAAGGAGGGCACAAGAAGCTGGAGTCCATGCAATTTTTTGACCGGCTTGCGCGCGTATCACGCCGTACGGCTCCATATAACCCACAAAGTAAATCCATAGAGCAGGCTTTCGGCCGGTTTCAATCGCAGTATTTACATAAAGACTGGAGGTTCACCGGGCAAAATATTACGGCCAAACGGGCAAGCAGCCGGCCAGACCTTGAATTTATAGAGGCCAATGTTGAGCATCTATATACTCTACCGGAGCTCAAAGAGGCGTATGCACGCTACCGGGAGGAGTGGAATATTGGAAAGCACCCAAAAACAAACCGTTCGCGTCTTGAAATGTATAAAGACTCAGTGAACCCCGAAGCCCGCCCGCTTGTCTTTGCAGATATGGTGGACATATTCTGGAAGACTACCGATGAACCAAGTACATTTACATCAAACGGTATAACTATAACAATCGACAAAAAGGAATATACATACGAGGTTTACGACTCAGATAATTTACCGGACTTGGCATTCCGCCGGAAAAATACATACAGAAAATTTATTGTAAAATATGATCCGCTCGATATGAGCTCCGTACGCCTTTACACGGAGGATAAAAACGGGCTTCGTTTTGTTGCAACGGCATATCCTTACTACGTTACCCACCGCGCTATACAGGAGCAGCAACCGGGTGAAATGAAGTTCCTCCAGCACATGGACGAATTAAACAAACAGGAGCGGATAAACCACCAAATACTTGTGGCTGGTCTTGAAATGGCGCACGGCGTTGCTCCGGAGCAACACGGTTTAAACCGCCCGCGCATTAAGGGAATGAAAGCGGAGGCCGTGGAGGCGTATATGGGCAAAGCGGAGAGAAAAAGTAAAGTGTCGCCTGAGCCCGTAACCATCGGAGCCGTGGAAAAGGCAATCAGTAATTACACTTATGACAAAGTTTCAGCATTTGATAAATTCTAAAAAAGTACAATCATGGCAATTACAATTAATGATAAAAAAGAAATCCAAGACAGTTTACAAGATTATGTAAACCGTTTTGGCGGAGTTACAAAAGCGGCTAACACATTAGACCAAGTAAGTGCATCCACTATCCGCACTATTTTAAAGGGGGGCGACTATCCATATATTACGGATAAAATGTTCCGGAGCATTCGTAACCAGTTGAAGGGTACAAAACAGACCGACTGGGTTTTTATTGAAACAGCCGTTACAAAAGACCTGTTTTTCTTCTTTGAGGAAACGCAGGAGGATATAGACTTTTCGTGGGCGGTATCTCCTCAGGGAAGCGGTAAATCTGTTGCTGCTCTTCAATATGCGCAGGAGCACAAAAACGTTTTTTATGTTCTCTGTGACGAAGATATGAAAAAGTCCGATTTTGCGCTGGAGCTAGCAAAGGCAGTCGGTCTCCGAATCAACACTCAAAAGAAAGCCCGAACTATTATTATGGAGGTTATACAGGAACTTTCGGAAATGGAGTCTCCGCTATTGATATTTGACGAGGGAGATAAACTGGCCGATAATATTCTTTATTATTTCATCACAATTTACAATCGGCTTAAAGACCATGCCGGTGTTGCTTTCCTTTCTACCGATTACATGGAGAAGCGTATGGAAAATGGCCTTAAACTGAATAAAAAAGGGTTTAAAGAGCTTTGGAGTCGTATTGGCTCTAAATTCTATCACGTGGATAGTAACGAGGCCTATCACGTTGATCTGTTGTGCAGGGCAAACGGCATAATAATCCCGAGTATGATTTCAAGAATCGTTAATGATGCGGAAAAGGCCAACCTTGATTTAAGGAGAGCATCTAAAAAAATACGTAAGGAAAGAAAGAAAGAAAAGGCGGCGGCATAATGAGACGGGCATATTCACCAATAGAAATATTGAAAATGAAAAAGGAGACGTTCCCTTTTTCCGGAGCATGGGAACAGGCTTTCGGGACTCCGGAAACGAGGGGCGTCTGGTTTATCTGGGGGAACTCCGGCAATGGTAAGTCGAGCTTTGTAATGCAGTTATGCGCCGAACTGGGCAAATATGAAAAACTCATTTACAATAGTCTGGAGGAGGGAACCTGCCTTACCATGCAAAATACAATCCGGAAGTTCAATATACAGGATTTAAACCGCCGTATGCAGGTTCTTGACTGTGAGCCAATGGACGAGTTCAGCGAGAGACTATCAAGGCACAAATCGGCTAAAATTGCCATTATAGATAGCTTTCAATATACACAAATGACATACAAGTCCTATATAAAGTTTAAAGAGTTACACCGGGATAAGCTACTGATATTTATAAGCCACGCCGATGGGAACACACCCAGCGGACGGAGCGCCAAATCTGTAATGTATGACGCCGGCCTTAAAATATGGGTACAGGGTTACCGCGCTTTCAGTAAGGGACGGTATATCGGCGAAACCGGGTACTTTGATATATGGCCGGAAAAAGCCAAACTATACTGGGGCGAGAATTTCAATTTAAAATCAATAATATGATAATAGCTGTAGATTTTGACGGAACGTTACACACCGGGCAGTGGCCGAAAATAGGAGCGCCAAAACCCTATGCCGCTGAGGTGATGAATAAACTTAAGTCCGAGGGGCATTACCTGATTATCTGGACGTGCCGCGCCGGTGATGAACTGATAGAGGCCATAAACTGGCTACATGAAAAAGGTATTTCTTTCGACAGGGTAAACGATAACCACCCGGACGGGATCAGGAAATACGGCAATAACTCCCGGAAAGTATATGCCGATGTTTATATCGACGACGGACAGATCGGGGGGCTACCCACATGGAACGAGATTTATCAAACCATCAAAAATACATAATATGGAAAATAAATTTAAACACTTGCGTATCGAAAACAAGCCTCACCTCCCGGAGCCGTGGTATAATTACCCCGTACTGGCGGAGGGCTTTGAAACAATAGTGGTTTACTTAAAGGACAGGGAGGATATAAAAGTACGGATAGGGATACAGGACGGCGTCTGGACAGCCGGTTATTCTTTTCATATAGGAGATAGCGGGGGGTCAAGAAACCCCGGGAGAAAATGGGGAGAATTTGCAAGTAAAGACGACGCCATTTTATATGTACTCGGTGAAGTAGAGGCCAATTTAAAACTACAAAGAAAAAGGCCGGTAGCAGCACTTAACGCGCTTGAGCGTGAAATTAAAAAAGTAAGATTTGACAAATTACAATTATCACTCTTTTAGTTATGAAAACAGTTAAAAACTTTGCCCGGTTCTATGCCCTATTAAACGGGATACCGGGGGATAAAGAGGAAACAAAAAAAATGCTCGTTGAAAGTTTTACCAACGGGCGTACGGACTCCCTGCGGGGCATGACACCGGCGGAATACAACGCCATGTGTAACAGTATGGACGGGCAGGAAAAGAAGCCAGTCCACTCTATCACCGCCAATTTAAAGGGGCAACGCTCCGCGGTACTGCACCGACTCCAAAAACTGGGCGTTAATACGGCGGATTGGAGCGAAGTAGATCGGTTCTGTCTAAACTCCCGGATAGCCGGTAAAAAGTTTTATAACCTGACGGCCGAGGAGTTGAGTAATTTAGTCCCTAAACTTGAGGCCATAGCGCGCAAGCCCATAAGGCGGGAACCGGAACCCGTAGAGCTGGTAATGGATAGCCACTTGCTTAATTTAATTATTCAGAGCGGTAATAAGCACTTACTTAACTAAAAGGTCATGAGCATAATTACCGATACAATAACGTTACAGCCCGTTAAAACGGTGGCGAATGGAGCGGAACACTTTAAGCGCTCCGGCTATACATGCCCTTCCTGTAATGGGGAAGGCTCGTCTAAACATTCCAAAGGGTATCACGGCTCCGCCAAAGATGAAATAGAGGAAACCATTTGCTCCCAGTGCGAGGGCTTCGGTCGCCTTTGTGCAGACGTTGTGATCCGGTGGGCTCCCTATAAACCAATTTAATAACTTAAAAATAAGGATATGGCACTAAATGACAACAGCCTGATGCCTTACGGCAAATATAAGGGCGAAAAAATGGCAAACGTTCCTGCCAATTATTTACTCTGGCTCTGGGATAATGATAAATGCTGTGAAAGCGTACGGGAGTATATAGAGGATAATATGGACGTACTGGAAAAAGAGGTTAGAGAATCAAATAATAATTAAGATATGAAATACATAATATTTGAAGACAACAAAACGGGGCTTATACAGCCTGTTATATTTGGTGAGCATACAACTCACTCACAGGTTAAGATTGAAAACGCCACGCCGGTAAGTGCCGGGTTCTTTTATATCGACAAGCGGGGCTTTGTCGTATCCGGCGAGTCGGAGTCGCTGGGGCTAAAGCCTAAAGATGGCGACGAGGAGTTTTTAAAACTCGTATTATACAATGCCGGTACAATGTTCTTCATTAACCCGGACTCTTTCCACTCCTCAACCACTAAAAGCAAAACGCATGAATGACCTATACCAGATTGGTGTACCGGTTGAGCGGCTAAGTACCGTTATGGCCTTGTGGGATAGCCACGAACGCCCATGTAAACTAATCGTAAGCCCGGCAAAAGCGGAGGGTTTGGCAGTGGTGGAGTTTAGGCATACGCTACTTGCGGCGGATATCACAAAAACCCTCCCTGATAGCAAAATTAAAATAGTTAATCAACCCCTTAAAACGATAAGTATATGAATATTAAAATCATTTGGAGTAATCTTTACCCCGGAGGATACCGGGAGCCTGTAAAGACGAAGGAAACACGGATAGACGACCCGTTTACTACCACCCCCGGCGATGTGGAAAAGGAGGCAGTTCTGGACACCCCTCCCGGTTACTACCTTTCACAAATAAAGTTCCCCGGGTTCACTTTTAAGTATAATACGCGGGGAAAGAAAACAGTTGAACCAAATAGCTTACATAAAGTAATTAACAGTTAAATTTTAGATTATGAACGTAAATGTTAAAGACATGTCCGCCGAGCAAAAAGAAAAGTTACTGGCGGAGCTGCAGGCCGATAAGAGGCAAACGGCAGACCAAAGGAGGAAAGACTACGAAGCGCTCCGTAGTGATTTGATAACCCGGATTATGGGGCGTGTGGAAAACATGGCCGGGGACGTAAAAGACCTGTTTGACTTTGTTACGGGTGAAACCGGAGCCTTTTATGAGGTGATGAACGAGTACGGCCAGCTATACCGCGACGGGCAAATGAATTATAAGATTACCGACGGAAAGAGCCGGATCGAGGTTAAGACCAACAAGGTTAAAAAGTTTGATGAACGTGCGGAAATGGCGGCGAGCCGTTTAATCGAGTTCCTTCGCGAGTGGATAAAAGGCTCTGATAAGGGCGAGGACGATCCCATGTATCAGCTTGCCATGAGTATGCTTTCCCGTAATCAACACGGTGACCTGGATTATAAGTCTATCAGTAAATTGTATGAGCTGGAGGACAAGTTTGGCTCTTCGGTGTATAGTGAGATTATGCAGTTGTTCAAGGAGTCCAACCGCGTAGAGGGTACGAATACGAACTTTTACTTTTCCAAAAAGGACGAGCTCGGCGTATGGCGTAAGATTGAAATTAGTTTTAACCGTCTATAAAAACAAAAATTATGAGTAAAGAATTGTATTTTAAGATCAAAGTAACGGCGAAAGCACCACAGGATTATAAGCCCCGTACCATGACTTTAACGGGTCTGGGAGTATCAAACAAGGCAAACGCAAAAAGCCTTTTGGAAAAGCAAGCCATTGAGCTTTATAAAAAAGCGTTGACAAGCGCTAACCCCGGTGTCGAATTTAACTTTTCGGCCGTATCAGAGAATATGAATCCACAGTTTGTATTAGTGGACAATGAGGAACCGGGCAAGGCCAAAAAAGCTAAAAGGGAAATTGAGCAGGTAACCATTGAGCAAAACGCTGTCGTGGAGAATAATACTCCAGAAAAAGCCGAGTAACTATGTTTGTAGAAAATGGAATGTTTATGGCCGAACTTTCAGCGCGCACCCAGTTATCAGCTAAAGCGGCGGAGCTATTAACCCGCATCCGCAAGGTTATGAAATCCTGCGTTAAAAAGGGGCAGCTCGACAATGCCTATAAGTGGGGAGTACAGGTTATATTCAACCTCCACAATGGCCGGGATAACCGCTTTTTAGGCCAGTCCCTTATTAACCGGGATGATTATACTCTCGCGCTGGAAACCATAGAGGCCACGTATAGCGGGCGAGCTTTGGAAATAGAGCAAAGCGATTTAACTCGGAATGACGCCCTTTTCATACAGGAGATTATTAACGATTTGGAGCGGAGAGGGTATCAGCAAGGCGGAAAGGCACAAACGATGCTACACGACTGGAGCCGTGAATTACAGAAAAAGGCCGGGCTATCCGGCAAGCGTAAAAAGGTGTTTCTGGAGGAGGTCGGCCGGGAAAATTGGTAAGTGCTTAACCCTGTAAACTAAAACCCTGTAAATTTGAACTTTACGGGGTTTTTTATGTTCAAAATTTTGCATTAACAGGCAAATGCAATAATTTTGCTTTAATTCAAATATGGGCAAAGGAAGGAATAAGGAACTGATTAAAAAGCGGGATATCGCGCTGTTACGCCGTTACCACTTTTGGACGGAAATACAAAGACTACGCTTTGATGATGCTTTAAAACAACTGTCTCAAAACGAGTTTTTCATTTCGGAGGAGCGCATTATGGCCATTATCCGAGAAAACACAAAGGCAATCCCCGACCTGATTATACAGCCCGTCCCTAAAGTACGTAAGCCAAAAATTACGGCCGCCCAGCTTACTCTCTTTACTGACCCGGAACCGCCGACGAGTCCACAACTTCAAAAATGAATATCGTTTCGTACACCTTTATCCCTCCGGGCAGTGAAAAGTGTATTGTTTCCGATCTTTTGAGCCTTCCCATATCACGGTTAACCCTGTACCCCTGCAGTAATTTATATATTTTATTATCCAGCTGCAGGCGCTCCCGTACCTTCTCCTCTGTGCCGCTGCCGTAGTGGGTGTCGTGATAACAATCGCAAGCCAGCCGTATTGTAACACTGGCCTCGCCTTGCTGTACCTGTGGCGTGGTGTTCTTCCACTTGACTTTAATATCTCCTATTAAAACACTGGGGAAAGTTACCGGGTAAGTATCCTCACCATTTAACAAAGCCTGTAACTGGCCGTAATCCTCGTCTATAAGTGACAGCTCCGGGACGTTATCTGCCACGCGCTTTTGTAGCGCAATAAATAATTCTTCCATGAACTTATGAATTTATAATTTTACGTACTTCTATCTCCTGTTTATCTATTATCTTCTGGTTAAGCTCCGCACTTTCCCCGAGGAACTGCCTTTGGGGCATTTTTATAGATAATTTTTTCTTTTTTGTAAGGGCAAAGTTTTTCCAGAATTTCGCAGTCTCATTCTCCTCTACGGGAACCTCGTTTTTACTCTTTTTCCCACCTTTTCCGGCACTTTTACCCTTTCCGGTGGCCTCGTAATACTTAGCCCAAGCAAAACGCCGCATACGCGGTGTAACAGTGGGCTTTACCGTTTCGCCATTGTTATGAGTGGGCGCGTGTGGCGCATCATTAAAAACCCGTACCCGCCCAGCCCCCGGGGCGTAATTAACCGAGCTAAATAAGTGGTTACGACCGGATAACAAAGTACCGTAATTTGCTCCGGCGGATTCTCCTCCGGAGCTTAACCTTTTCGCCGCTTTCCACTTTTTTAAGCCTTTATTTACATATCCACTTTTTCGGAAATTGTCCTGATAATGATCTTTAGCCATACGGCCGACAAAGACCGGCATTTTACGCTGCATCAGGTCGGCAAGCTGGCGGCCTTTCTCCTTTAAACTCCGGGCAAATTCTTCTACTGTCATTGCCGGGAGAGTGAATTTAATAAATCGCCTACGGCCTTATCCGCGCCCTTGTAAGTATCCGTAAAATATGGGTGATCGTCGCTGAATAACTGACCGGTTACTCCCGGGTTTCCCCCCAGCCCCGGCGCCGGTTGATCCGTTTTAGTTGATAGCCCGCTGTTATCGGTTACCGGTTGATCCGTTGCTGTTAATGAGCATTTACAATTCCAGCGGTCGCCCGGCCGGTGCTCCTGCCAAAAGGGGTCATCCACCGCCCATATACGGTTCCAGAAAACCACGTGGTCGAGCCCCGGGGTTATGCTGGTACTGGGCTGCCATTTCAGATTCGGGAGTATATCTTTCTCCAGCTGGAACTGCCGCCAGTCCGCAGCCTGATGGGCGCGGGTAACTGCCGTATCATATTCCGTTTTAAGCCACGCCTCCACATGGTGATCTACCATGTCGGCCGTATCTCTTTTAAACTGGGCAAAAGATTTTAATTGCCCTTTGCTATCCACCAGCTGGGCGGCTATCTCATTTTGCATTCGATGTGTTTTAAACGCCGCAAATACAGCGTTATTCCGTTTTATTTCGTTGCAAAAATCAAACTGCCGGTCTGTGGGCTTAGGGCTGTTAAATCCCTCGTCGGTTGCTATATTCAGGGAGTCCCAGACAGCATTAAAAAGGTTTTTCTCTACTTCCGTAACAGGGTTAAAATCCTTTTCATAAATACGTATCAAAGCCGTTTTTAAAGCCTCATTATCAAACGTGAAACCGCTTTCCGCCTCTTTCGCCGCCCCCCTGTATAAAGCATTCATTTTGCCGCGGAAAGCTGTCGGTTTTGGCGTGCGTACAAAAATGCCGGTTACCCAATTTTTAAAACTCCGCTCTTTCTTTTCGTCCACTACCTGCTGGGGGCTTTTGTTTTTCTTTTCTTCCCCCGGGTCGGTTTTTTCTTCCGGTTTTTTTTCCGTTTCACTTTCGCCCTCTTTAGTGTTGCCGGGCTCTGGATCGGGTTCCGGCTCTTTACCGTTTACCAACTCATCACCCGCCGCCGGCTTGGGTATCCCATACGTTTCGTACAAATATGTTTCCGGTATTTTCAGCCCCATAGCTTTAAGCTGCAAGTCAATTTGTATGCGGGCGGACAGGTCTTTATTTTGTGGCGTTGCAAATGTAAAGTCCCCGCCGGCGGTATTAAACCCGAGGTTTGTAAATACGTCTGTGAGCTCATAATTAAGGATGTTTAAGGCCAGCATTTTTATTAAGCGGGTTATTTTATCCTCTCCGGCCTGATGAACAGTACCGAGTGCTTGTGTGCCCTTGTCTCCCACCTCGGTGGTTAATGTATTACCGAGCTCCAGCTTTGATAATTCGTCGTTACAGAACTGCATAAAGCCCTTATATAACTCGCCGGTCGCCCCTTTGCTGGTGGTATCATGCAGGGTTACGTTTGTACCGTTCGGATGGACAAATACGGATGATCCGCCGGCGTTATATAAGTCCTCGGTTAATTTTTTACGTATTTCGGTGTCGTAGGCGTCGTATGTCCCCTCCTTTAACGGATGGCCGTACAACTCCACAAACTGGGCAAAGTCCGACATAGCGTTACGCTTATAAATAACATAAAGAGCCGCTTTTGATAGTAGCCCCAAATCCCGGGGGTTACCCAGTAAAACAAGGTCGGAAAACTCGTCGAAACTTTCCCCGTTTGTATCTGTCTGCTTGCGTAAAATAATACGGCGAACCGGGCAGTAATGTTTACGCGGGATCATATCGTAGTTTATCCAGTCGCCCTCCCTCCGGAACTGTAACAGGGTATTGCCATACTGCTCAATATCCAGAATATCATTTAAAAGGTTCTGAAACCACGGGGAGCGTATTTGTGCGCCCATAACTTCGTCCACTACGCCGTCGCGGGTAAACTCTATTGGTGAGTTTAATACTGCGGCTTTCCTTTTTTGTATCACCGCATAAAGGTGGGGGTCTGTTAGTATCTCGTTGATAATATCCAATAGTTTAGACCGGTTTGGCCTATCCACATTTTCCGCTGATTTTAAGGCCGCCATATAATCGCCCACGTCGATGCCACCTCTTACCGTTTGGCTTATAATGATGGGAGCCATGCCGGGCTTTAAAGGCTCCGCGGGCGTGTTACCCTGTACCCGTATTTGGCTGTATTTCTTTTTCTTTGCCATAATTACCTCCTTGTTATCCTTTTGGGGTTACTTATCATCTGGTAGGCGCAGTCCTCCGTTTTGCGCTCGGCTTCCGGAGCTCCCTCAATGTTTATAATACCGTCCCTTACCCCCTGCATCCACAGCTTTGCATCTTCGAAGCGGTCTTTTCTTACCTGTGTTAATTTCTGCGGGTTGTGCCCTGATAGGATATGGTATATAGCTATATCCAAACAATACATAACTACAAGGTCGATGCGCTCCTCGCCGGTGGCCGAAAATATGGCATCACAATCATAGCGGGCAGACATATAGCCCCGCATTTCCTGTATTGCCCTATTCTGGCATGTCTCTACTGTACGCTGGTCTCCCCGCGTAACTGCCTCCAATATATCCGAGTGGATAGAGGCGTTATAATCTTCCTGACTTATAAATTTGCCCATATTGTAATTAAATTAAAATCATTTTTTAACGTCGGTGGCGGTTGTTAGCCCGCATACTTTCCACCGGTATATAGTCCACCGGTGCGAGCTCCGCCACTTTCTTTTCAATTATCTTTAACCCGGCCTGTAAGCAGTCCAGACCGTCGGCCGGGTACGGGAGCGAAAGTTTAAAGAACTTAAACTCATTTTTGAGCTCTACCATATTAGGGTCGCCCTGTTCTTTTTCGTTGAGCACAAGCCGCCCCTCCCGGTTTAATGGCTCCAGATCGGCCTCAATGCGTACGGCCTTATCCGGTTTTTTTTCCTCGTCCGGGCTTACGGTTAAGTTTGTTCCGCGCTCTTTTCGTATCCGTGCGAGGTGCTTTTTAAAAACCTGCTGATAAAATGGATTTTGCAGGCTGTTATTTTCCATATACACATAAACCGGTACGGCTCCGCCCACCCACTCATATAGCACGAAAAAACAGTTTATGAACTCATAATTTGTCATTTTGCCGATAAAGCCGCGGAATACGTACAGCACGTCGCCAATCGCACCCACAAGCCATACAGCCTTACGGGAGCCCTTTTTGTTTTTGGCCGTTCCCTTTAGCTCGCTTTGCGTGGGGTCGCCGTATATGACCAGAAAAGGAAACTTTTTAATATGTGGAAGCCTGCCGATTTTTACCTCCTTAAACACTGTCCCCTCCGAAATCGGATTATTAAAGTATTCGCCCATTACGGCTTTCATACTTATTTTTGAGAGTACCCGCTTTATATCCTCCTCGGTGTTTTTTTGCGGCCATACAGACACCCCATTTGCGAAGTCCTCCGCCGGGTTTGGCCTGCGTATATCCACCATTTTAATATTAATAATATCATGGTGGTCTGCCATTTTTGCCGCCCGGCCTACACAGGTGTCCTCCGCTATGAGGTTACCGCACCATAATACCAGCAATGGTTCAGAAACCGAGCGCGTGGGATAAACCGCTTTTTCGCTCCATTCCCACTTCTTTTCCACTATATCCGGGTTCTGGCATTCCTTATCTGTATCGAAGTCGTCGTAATATTGTACATCAGGGCGTATTTCCTCGTTACGGCTACCACGGGGAGACTGGCCAGCCCCCAGCGCCCGGAAAGCCGCGCCGCCTTTGGTTATAAATTCCTGTTCCGCCCAGTACCCGACCGTTTGCTGTACGCCGTAATATGCTTTAATACGGCCGTTTGCCTCCATGTTAGCCCGAAATGGAGCCAACAGGCGTACAGCGTTTTCTATGGTGTTGGATATCAGAAGAACGTTTTTCTTTTTCCCGGTAAGTACAAGGTACATAATAACAAACATGGCAATGGTGCTCTTTGCCAGCTCGCGGCTCCAGCTCCATACCTCGTACCATTCCGGGTTCCTTATTACCCGGTTAATGGCTTTTAAATGAAACTCCGCAAACTCATATTTAGCGTACTTTGGAAAAAAGAACTTTATCCACTCGATGGGGTGATCCTCGAGCCATAGCCGGTGTTTTTCTATTTCGGCCGCGGACATTTTGGTATCTACCGGCGTGGAGTTTTTAATATCTTCTTTGTACTCCTCCCAATACCTTAACGCGTCCCGTTCTTCCTGTTTCATAGGTTGTCTTTAATAAATGCGTCAAACAAGCGTGTTATATCCTTGGCCTTATCCAGATCGACCGGCCGGAGCCAATCCACAAATCGGGTGGCCACGCTGATAATATCGGCAATACCGATATCGGTTTCCATTTTCTTTATGGCATTGGATAGCTTTGCAATAACATCTGCCTCCGCCGGTGTGGCGTGCCTTTTCCCCTTATCCCGGCCGTTTATGTTTTCGTTCATTTCCGCAATCTGCCGGTACAGGTGTTTAACCTGTTCCTCCCGCGTTAATGTTATGCCGGTTTTACGCTCCTCCCATTTTTCGGCCTTTATCCATTTGTTAATGGTTTGCCGGCTTATTCCTACTTTTTCGGCTATTTCAGCCTGAGTAAGATTCTCCTTTAAATAGAGCATTGCCGCCCATTCTTTTTTCTGCTTTACAGTTAAATCTGCCATATAACATACCTATTTTATACAGCAAAATTGCCCTTTTATGTGTGGCCGTACAAACGCAAAAAACAACTTATCATTTTAAAACAATACCGTTGATTTATAAAGTTTTATCATGCTTTTTCGATTTGCACGGGCGGCCAAATAGATACAATTTTGCTCCATAAATCAAGCAATCACATGAGAAGATTTTTTAATATGATACCGGGCGAAACTGAATGCTGTATATTACTGTATGGCGAAATCGGTTATTATGACACCCGCAGTGGTGAGATAGCCCGTGAACTTCTGGAGGCGGAGGCGGCTTTTCAAAAAATAGACTTTCGTATTAACTGTATGGGTGGCGACGTGTACACCGGTATAGCCTTGTTTAACGCGCTACATAACAGTAAGGCGGATATAACCATGTATGTGGATGGGGTGGCAGCCTCTATGGCGTCCGTAATTGCTTTATGTGGTAAGCCCCTATATATGAGTAAGTACGCCCGATTAATGTTACACGGCGTAAGCGGCGGGTGCTATGGTAATAAGGAGGAGTTAAAGTCTTGTTTAAAAGACATTGAAACGCTGGAAGCCACCCTTTGCGATATGCTGGCCACAAAGCTACAATTAACCGCCGATGAAATCCGGGCAAAGTACTTCGACGGTAAAGATCACTGGCTCTCCGCGGATGAAGCCTTAAGGCTGGGAATTATCGACGGCATATACGACGCCGAGCCCGTGCCAGAAGACAGTACGCCGGAACAGGTTTATACACTTTTCCAAAACAAGTATAACCAATCACTTAAAACAGATAATGATATGTTTGAAAAATTGAAAAAGAGGCCGTTGTTTGCGAATTGCGCAACCGACGAGGACGTGTTAAAACGCGTGGAAGAACTGGAAACCGACGCCGCAAAGGTTCCGGGACTGGAGAAAGAAAACGGCGAGTTAAAAACAGCTGTTGACGGCTATAAGCAGAAAGAGATTGAAGCACAGGAAGCCGCCGACGATGCGCTGATAGAAACGGCATTTAAAGAGGAGCGCATTGCCGAGCCGGAAAAAGCTGTTTATCGCGCTGCATTAAAAACAGACCGTGATAAAACGGTGGCTGCTCTTAATGCCCGGCCGGCAAAACGTAGGGTAATGGATAACCTCCACCAGCCAAGCGATGAGGAGAAGAAAGGCGCATGGGAGAAGCGCTGGGAGGAAATCGAAAACAACTCAAAAAAATAATTGAATTATGGCAATTAACATTAAAAAGACTAATTACAGCGGCGAGGTACTGGAGCAAATCCTAACACTTGCGGCAACTGGTAACGAGCTGGTAGAGCGTGGCCTAATCCACGTTATCCCGGGCGTAAGTAAAAAGTGCAGTGTTCCGAGGCTGACAGTAACTAAAATGCTCCAGCAGCGTAAAGAAATGCCCAAATCGGAGGACAGCAAGGGCGACTTTGACTATTCGGAGAAGGAACTGGAACCGGTGGACTTTATGGCCTATACGGAATTTAACCCCCGTAATCTGGAGAAGATTTGGAGACCGTTCCAACCTACCGGAAACCTTGTTTTCCATGAACTGCCGCCGGAAGTTCAAAACAAGTTCCTTACCGAGCTTTTGAAACAGGTTAAGTTTGAGCTCGGCTGGCACTACATTAACGGCAAAAAAGGGAAGACCGACGACGAGCTGTTTAACGGTGTAGTTTACCGTATGAAAGAGGACGAGGACACGGTTAAGGCCGGAAGCTCCGCAGTTTCAATGGTGGGTAAACTCTACGCCCTGCGCTCTCAAATCTCAACCGTGATGCGCGCTAATCCCCTGCTGCGTATTATTATGAACGTTAAGGACTTCGACCGCTACGACAAGGAGCTCACAAGCCAAACCGCCAAGGGCGTAAACCACACCGATATAAGCCTGTCACAATTTAAGGGTATCAAAATTGAGGCACTGGCCAACTGGCCGGCCGGCTATATCGTGGCCACGTTATGCTCGGCCGGTACGGACGGAAACCTGTACGCGGCTGTAAACCTGCAGGACGATGCGGACGTAGTACAAATTGACAAGGTAACCAACGCGGGTGAGAAATACTTCTTTAAGCTCCTCATGACAGCGGATACAAATATCGCTTTTGGTCAGGAGTGTATTGTCCTCGTAAAAGTGGCTCCGAAAATTACCGCCGATAATACCGAGCTGGACTTTCCGGCGGAAGGCGGGGAAATAAAAGTGGCCATTACCACTACGGAGGAGTACGAAGTCGTTTCTGTTCCGGAGGGCTTTACCGCCACCGAGGACGAGGACGGCCTGCTTATTTCGGCCGACGAAAACACCGGCGCGGAAATCGACGACGAGATTGTAATTGCCCTGAAGGAGCACACTTCCCGTAAGCTCCGTATTTCGGTACACCAGCCCAACGCGTAACGCTTATGGCAAGGCTACAAAGATTAGTCCTACACTGTACAGCCACTCCGGCAGGGCGGAAAGTTAGCTCCGCCGAAATCCGGGCGTGGCATACAAACCCGGTTGGCAAAGGCGGCCGGGGTTGGAAACAGGTGGGATATACGGATATGATACATTTGGACGGCCGTGTGGAACGGTTAGTGGATAATAACGAGGATGCAGAGGTCGATAGCTGGGAGGTTACCAACGGGGCACAAGGCTATAACAGTACAAGCCGGCACGTTGTGTACGTCGGAGGCGTTACCAAAGACGGGAAAACCCCAGCCGACACCCGCACCCCCGAGCAAATTAAAGCGATGGAGGAATACGTTAAAGACTTCCACCGCCGTTTCCCGGGCGTTCGTATTGTAGGCCATAACGAACTGGCCGCCAAAGCGTGCCCCTCTTTCGATGTACAAAAATGGCTCAAGGCCATAGGGATAAACCAATAAACAAGCTGGCAATGGACTGGAACATTATACTGGATATTTTAAAGTGGCTTATTCCCGTGGGCGGTTTCGGCTCCATTGCCGGCTGGTTTATTAACCGCACCGAAAGGGAGCTAAAGCGAATACGGGAAAGCCACGACGCCTATAAAGTGATGTATGAAGATTTAAGAGAAACCGTAAAGGAGGACATCAATGAAAAAAAGAAATTACGAACAACTATCGGCCGTTTGGAGCGCGCTTTGTCGAGAATGTACGGCTGCCGTTATTTTCCTAATTGCCCTGTTAATATCGAGCTGCAGCACCAGCAGACAGACCACCCGAAGCCAAAGCCGGGAAGTAGTCGACAGCCTCGTAATAAGGGAGATTCGGGAAGTGAAGCCGGTAACAGTGCCGGAGTCGAAAGCGAAACTCGCGATACCGGCGACGAGCCTCCATAAATTACCGGAGGGCGCGGCCTACACGGCTAAAAGCGGGCAGGCCAGTGTTAAGGTGGTATATGAAAAAGACACCGTACTTATTGAGGCCACCTGCGACAGCCTGCAATTATTATGCTGGAGCCAAGAAAAGGAGCTGATCCGTATTCGTAATGATACCGAAAAGGAAAAACTGGAGGTAAAGCAGGACGCCTCCAAAGCAAAAAACAAGTGCCTGTTAATAGGCTTCATTTGCGGAGCCTGTGTAGTCATAGTATTTAAAAAAGCAATCAAAAAATTAAAGCAATATGTCAAATAAAAACCAACAGGAAGTAATGTATGGCCTTGACGAGTTGAAGTTCAACGGCAAGTCACTGGGCTTTATTGAGGAGGACTCTTTCGACTGGGGCGGCGCTAAAGGTGAAACAACCGAAATACGAGCGGCACAGAAGAAAGGCTATCCGGTGGTAATCATACCCAAAAGCAACGGTAAGGTTGCGCCCTCTTTCGACCTGATTCAATTTAATTACAAGAACATGGCGGATGTGATGGGCGGCGAGGTTAAGATGTCGAACGACGGCCAGACTGCTATCGGGTGGGCGGCTCCCAGTAAATTAGAAACGATAACCGGCGAGTTTACCATTGACACCGACAGCGGCCAGCGGATCACGATACCCAACGCCATGCTATCGGCATATATTACTGGTAACCTTAACCTTTCGAGTGTATCGAAAATTAAGTGCGAGCTCGGTATCATGGAGCCGACCGACGGGGGCGAGCCGTTTACCATTGAGGACATAACGGATTAACGCGCTATGCATGACGTTGAACTGGAGGCAAGCGAGGCGCTACTGGATATTGGTGTCTCCTTGCCATTTAAGGAACTAAAAATACCGTTTACCCGGTTCCGCAAAACGCTCCGGCTTACTATGCGCCGGCCATGTCTGGGCAGTCAAATACGTATAGCCCGACACTACCGGAAACTGGGCGTTACCCACGAACAAATGAAAGCCTTTACAAAAGAGGAGCAAATGGCTTTTTTGGCAATACACGGAAAGCGGATCAGCAAAATGATAGCATTAACCATTTGCCGGAGTTTTGTATCCGGTTGGCTGTTTTCACCGTTTATGGCCTTTATTATTCGGTGGTTTGTTCCGGACGCTTTCATTCAGGGTGCAAACCTGCACTTTGTGTCTTTACTGGGTACACGAAATTTTTTGAATATTATCAAATCGGCGGAGAGGACGAACCCCATGAGGCCGAAGTTGAGCCAAACAGGAAAGGGGAGTTAAGAGGCCACGTTGAGGGCTCCCATAGCCCCTTTGGTATTATCTGGGAAATAGCAAAAGCCACCGGCTGGAAAGTGCATTATATCATGTGGAAAATCAATTATCAAACACTGATTCTTATGATGTCTGATGCCGTCCGGTATATTGAGGGTAAAAAGAAAGGCAAAAAAGGCGGTTCCGCTCTGGGCTTTTTCCAAACCCAATTAAAAGAACGAAAAAAGAAAAGTAAAAAATGAAACCCGTTGAAATAGAATTTTTAATGCGTGATAAGCTGTCGGACGGCATGGATAAGGCCGGGCAGTCTGCCGCGTCAATGGGTGACAAGGTGGCCGCCAGTTCCGAACAGATAAAAACCCGGATACAGGAAACCCGGGATAATATCAAGCATACTGAGAACGACCTTAAAAACTTAGAAAAGCAGCTTTCAAAAGCGCCTCCGGGGCGACAGTTCATTGAACTAAAGGCGGAGGTTGACGCATGTAAAAAAGCCCTGCAGGAGGAAAAGAATGCGCTTGCCGAACTGGAGGGGCAACACGATAGAACGTCCGGTACTGCCACCAGATTATCCCGGGAGCTTACCATGATGCAGGACGCTATGGCTCGGCTACGCTTAGAAAATAAGCAGGGAACGCCCGAGTATGCGGAACTGGAAAGAAAGGCCGCCGAGCTGGCCGACACCCTCGGGGACGTACGTGCCCAGACAAATATACTGGCGCATGATAATGCCGGGCTTCAAGGGCTTATTTCGGGGGCGTCGGGGGTGGCCGGAGGTTTTACGGCCGCCACCGGTGTTATGGGACTATTTGCCGGGGAGAACGAAGACCTCATTAAAATACAGACCAAAGTACAAAGCGTAATGGCCATAACTATGGGGCTGCAGCAGGTAATGAATACCTTAAATAAAGACTCCGCTTTCCGGCTGGTAACCCTAACCAAAGTAAAGAACATGTTTGCGGCCGCAAATTTGCGTTTATCCGTTGCGCTGGGTATTTCGAACGTAGCGGCAAAGGCTTTGATGGCTACCCTTACGCTGGGGCTTTCCGTGGCCATTGGTGCAATTATATACCTGTGGGATCAGTTTTCCACAAAGCAGAGCAAAGCCCGGAAAGAATACGAGGACTTTACAAAGAAGGTAAGCGACGGGGCTTCCTCAACCATTACGGACTTCCAGCGTATGGTGGCCGAGTGGGAAAAGCTGGGCGACAGTATGGAGGAAAAGCAGCGGTACGTTGACCGGAACCAGGAGGCGTTTGCCAAAATGGGCGCAAAGGTAAAAGACGCGGCCGATGCTGAGAACCTACTTGTTGACAACAAAGATGCTTTTATTGAAAGCGTTATGCTAAAGGCCAAAGCGGCAGCGGCTATGGAGCTGGCCGGGGAAAAGTACAAAATTGCCATTGAAAAAATGATGGAGGCTGATGGTATGTCGGACACCGTTACCCGTTACGCCGGGTACGGTATGTACGGTGGCGGTGGCTATTCCTATCAAGTTGAAAACAGTAAAAAGAAAAAGAGGAAGACGGAGGCGTCGGAGGCCGAGGCGGAGGGCGATGCCTATATCCGCAAAAGTCTGGGCTGGGGGCAGGAGTCCTCCGACAAACTAATTGAGGCCGGAATACAAAGTACGGAGGAGGTTGTTGCGGGTTCCGTTGGCGCTTTAGAAAAAACGATTGAAACCCGGCGGAAAGCACTAAAGGATATTACAAACCCGGCTGAATACCAAAAGGCCATTAAAGAAATTGGGGTGTACGAAAAGCAGCTAAAAGGCATTACCGGGGAAAAGGATAAGGACAACGGAAACAAAGAAAAAAACAGCGTAAAAAAAAGTATTGCTGATCTGGAACTTAAAGCCCGCCAAAGGATAGAGGAACAAACCGTAGCGCTGATGGAGGAGGGAGCCGAAAAACAGCGGAAGTCTGCGGAAATGTCTTTTGAACGTGAAAAGGCGAGGATAGACAGCGAGGAGGAGCAGCGGCTGGAACTTTACGATAAATTAAGAAAAGCCGGTGAAAATGTAACGGAGGAGGACAAACAAAAAGTTATAGCACAGGCGGCGGCTCTACGTGTACAGGCCGGCCAGATTTATGACCAAGCTCTCGACGATATAGATAAAAAGGAGGCGAAGGATAAGCAGGAAAAAATAGACCAGCTACTGGAGCCTTACAAAGACTTTGCCCAGCGGCGGGTAGATATTGAGGAAAAGTACCGCAAGGATATTGAGGCACTGCAGGCCATGCGTACAGGCGAAAACGGCGACCAGATAGACCGGGCTATTGAACAGGCAAAGCGGAACAGGTCACAGGAATACGACCAGCTGGATGCCGAAATAAGCGACTCCGCCCGCAAAAGCTCCGACATACTGCAGGCCATTTTTACGGATGCCGGCAAGCAATCTAAGCAACAGATTACGGAAGTGGTGGCCGAAGCCGAGCAACTTTTAAAGGTACTTTCCGGGGAGGAATCGGGCGAGTCGCTCGGTTTTAGCCCTGAACAAATAAAAGCCATGCAAAAGGACTCCGGGCTTATTGAGGAGCTAATACAGGGCATTATAAACAAGAAAAACGAGCTGTACGACCGGGGCGGTGTAGTTAGCCGCTTTGTGGGTAGTTTCAAACAGATAAAAGATGCGCTTTCCCTCGAGGACTCGGAGGAACGTATGGACGGGTTGAAAGAGGGCATTGAAAATATGCTGGGTAGCGGGCAGGAGCTGGTAGGCGTTTTCGGCGACTTTGCCAATCAGCTTGGTAGTATTGCGGAAGCATCAGGAAGCGGTGCGCTGGGCTCAGTGGCCGAGGGTATGCAAAGCGTTACCAATGTAGCCGGTTCCATGATGCAAGGGGCGCAGGCCGGTATGGCTTTCGGGCCGTGGGGGGCTGCCATTGGCGCGGCAGTTAGTGGTGTTAGTAGTGTTTTGTCTATGGCGGGCGAAGCCAGCGCGCGGCATAAAGCGGCGCTCAAAGAGATTGAAGACGCCAAATTATCATACCAGCGCAAATATAACCTCCTGTTACTGGAGCAAAAGCTACTCATGGAGGAAGCGTCCAACGTATTCGGCGAGCGGCAAATTGCCAAAGCGGCAAACGCGCTGGAGGTTTACCGCGACGCCATAGTGCAGTATAAGGAGGAGCTCCGGGGCGATATGCCCACCATGAATTTTTGGGAGCGGTATACGAATGACGCCGCGGGATCATACGCCGCCAGAATGGCCGAATATGAAAAAGGGGCTTATGCCCTTTCCAGTGCCCAGATAGTAACCGGGCATAAGAAAACCGGCCTCTTCGGCTGGGGAAAAGGAAAGGATACGTACAGCGGCTTATTGGAGGTATATCCGGACTTAATCGACAGTACGGGCAGGCTGGACACCGCAATGGCGAACACCATTCTGGAAACGCGGAAAATGAGCGACGAAACAAAGAGTATGATCCAGAACCTTATCGACTTGCAAGATCAAGCCGACGAAGCACTGGAACAGTTACGGGACTATTTGTCGGAAACTTTCGGCTCTCTGGGTGACGGTATTATGGACTCCATAACCGACGCCATTGTAAACGGTGGGAATGACGCGTGGGAAACCTTCGGAAAAACCGGGGCGGCCGTACTGGAGGATTTGGGGAAGCAATTAACCTATTCCTTGTTTTTTGCAAAGCAATTTGATAAGCTGCAGGAAGACCTCGAAAAAATATACGGCTCCGGAAAATCAGAGAAAGAGATAGCCAACGACGCCATGAAGCTGGTGGGCGACTTTTACAACGGCATAGGCTCACAAATGTCCGCCGCGCAGGGATTTATGGAGGAGTGGCAACGGCAGGCCAGCGAATATGGGTTTAGCTTGTGGGAGGAAAACGCCACCGCCCAATCCGGCCAGTCCGGATCAATACAAACCATGTCGCAGGAAACCGGAACGAAAATCGAGGGGCTTTTAACCTCCGTACAAATGCACTCGGCCAGTATCGACAACAAGCTGGACAATATAGGAAACGGTTTCTATGAAATACAGGAGGCCATTTTTGAAATACGGAAGCATACAGCCAGACTGGAAATGATAGAGGCATTAATGGAGGAGTTTAAACGAAACGGAATTAAAATAAGGGCGTAATGGAAGTATTAAAAGGATTATTATACATAAACGGCAAAGATGTATTTCTGACATACGGGGCATATCTGGCAGAAGAAAAGGACGGGGACTTTACCAATTACTCCGCCCTGATGAAGCCGTACACCATGAAAGGATACACCGCCGTTTCATTTCGCGAAAATGACGGGGAGGAACTCCCGGAAGTATTAACCCCGGCCTTTGAGCCCCGGGATATAACCCTTTCATTTGCCATTATGGCCACCAATAAAAAGGATTTTATGGAAAAGTACGCGGCCTTTCAGCTATTGTTAAAGTCCGGCTGGTTGAATTTATCCCTGCCCGAACTGGAAAAAACGTTTCGGGTGTACTATCAAAGCTGCAGCGAGTGGACGAGCCTTACCCCTTTGGACAGCGGTATGGTAGCGGCAAAGTTTAAAATTAAGTTCCGGGAGCCCAAGCCCACAATATAAGCGTGTTATGGCACTGAAAATATATAATCAATTCGGAGTATTAAAGGCCACTATTGAGCCGGCGGACAATTCCACCCAAACACTGGGTATTATGTCCGACAACGTTTTAGGTCTGTCGTTTACCCACCATAAGTTTATTATGCCGGAGATAAACGATTATACGGACTTTATGGGTTGCCGGTACTGGCTTATGGACGTGAACGTGCCAAAGCAAAAGAATACCGTTGAGTGGAATTATAGCCTCAATTTTTACGGTATTGAAAGCCTGATAAAAAGGTTTCTGGTACTGCATGACGGTAATCCCGAATTTGCCCTAACCGCACCGGCGCACGAACATGCTGCCCTGATTGTAAACTGCATTAACGACGGGATAGGTAGTACGGACTGGAAAGTGGGTGGTGTAGTTGCGACAGATAATATAACGATAGATTATACCGGCCTTTATTGTGACGAAGCGTTAAAGGAGCTCGCCGATCAGGCGGAGGTTGAGTGGTGGGTTGAGGGGCAAACCATTAATATTTCGCGTTGTGAACATGGCGAGGAGATATCTCTTGCATACGGCCGGGGTATTACCTCGCTGGAACGGGATACCGCCGACAATGTGAAATTTTACACTCGTCTCTTTCCCATTGGAAGCGGGCGAAATATTGATCCGGTAAAGTACGGGCATAACTGTCTGCAGCTGCCCGGGGGTAAAAAGTATGTAGATATCCATACGGAAAAATACGGCATTATTCACCATTACGAAAAGGACGCCTTTTCCGGCATTTATCCCAGCCGTGTGGGTGAGGTAAGCAGCGTCCGCCATGTGGAGGTAGTGGACGACGATGGGAACCCCTACACAATATATTATTTTAAGGACTCCGGGTTAAACTTTGACCCGAACAACTACGAAATTGGCGGGCTGGTAAAACAGGTAACATTTCAAAGCGGGGAGCTTTCCGGCCGCGAGTTTGAGGTTAATTTCAATACGAAAAACAAAGAGTTTGAAATAATAACTACGTGGCCTTATGAGGACGGTACACAGATACCGGGCGGCCTGTTAGTACCAAAGCCCACGGATAAGTATATACTTTGGAATATAAGTATGCCGGACGAATATTACCCGGAGACAGAACAAAAGTTCCTGCAGGCCGTGGAAGAGTACAACCGGAAACACGGCATAGACGTATCCGTTTACAAGTGCCCAACCGATTATATATTTATCTCGGAAAACAAATACGACCTTTTTTTAGGCCGCCGGATTAAGCTCGATAGCCGGGAGTATTTTCCCGAGCTGGGGTATCGCCGGAGCCGGATCACGAAGATAACGCGGAAAATAAATAACCCCGCGCAGGCCGATCTGGAAATAAGCGATGCACTATCGACCGGGGTACTGCAAAAAATAGAGGATAGTATTGCCGAAGTTGAAACCCATATAAAAACTTCCTCCGGAGCGTTACCGGATATTATACGCACCGCGGACAACACACTCCCCACGGATAACAACCTGTATTCCGCACGCCGCTCACGGCTTGAGTTTATAAAGAAACAGATAAACGATACTGTACTGGGCATTCTCACCTTTATTAAGCGGCAAATATTCCGGGAGGGTGCGCAGTTTGGGGAGAGCTTTGCTCCCGGTCTTACCGGAACCGGTGGTCTGATAGACGGAAAGGGAAACGGGGAGCTGGAGTCGCTTTCTATCCGCCGCTTTTTGGAAGTGCCGGAAATCCGGTTCAACCGTACGGATATAACTATCGGGAATAGCTGGCGTGCTCCGGGAGCCGGTATAATAGAGTCAGTCGATACGGTTAACCGCATTGTTACACTAAAACTGGCGGACGGGGAAATCGGGGCGGTGGCGGTTGGCGATATATGTATGGGTATATTCCACTCTTTAACCACCACTGAAAATTCTACTCAGGACAGTGACGACAGTAAAGGGAACTTTACTTTTGCCGGTTTTGTAACTTCATACTTTACGGTTACCGAAGTACTGGAGACAAATAACCGCCGTTTCAGATATCAGCTACGCCCGACCTCCTCCGGCTGGAAGCATACATTCCACCCCCGGGAGGCTATGCACTTTGTTGGTTACGGAAACTTTACGAACCAAGAGCGGCAAACCTCTATGTACGAAACGCGTACTTACAGGCGTATGCTATGGAGGCAAAGCACTTGGGAAATTAGTATTGCTAACATAGCCTCTCAGGACGGCGATCTTACAAACCTGAATATACACGGGCTAAATATGGAGGGGTACTCCTCCTATTTGAATAGCGTTTATTTTACCGGTGTAATAAAGCAGGTAAAACCCGACGGCACACCCGTATTAACGGCCAACGACCGGGGCAAGTGGAAAGCCGGAAAATATGATTATTACGACCGGGTAAGCCACAACGGTGGGCTGTGGTTATGCGTAAACGAGGACGGAACCAGTACGGAGCCGGCCGGGGATAACAATAACTGGCTGCTTCAGGTTTCACCCGGAAAGGACGGTCAAGACGGTCAAGACGCCGAGCCCGGAAAGGACGGGGAAAAGGGCGACAGTGTAAGTTATGTCGGCAACTGGCAGGAGGATAAGTTTATCCCATATCTGGGTATCATTCGTATAAATGAGGCGAGCTGGATATGTACTAATAAAAACGGTACTACGTGCAGCTATATGGTGTTAACAGACAGCGACGACGCAGACCTGACCGACGAGAGCGGCAGCGACCTGTTAAGTGATGAAATAGACATGAGCGACTTTTCGCTGGTGGCGGACGACGGCGAGGACGGAAAGAATGGCGTGGACGGCACGGATATAGAGTTTGTTTATACCCGCACAGTTAGTTATACCCGCCCCGCGACACCGGCTACTGCTCAGCAAAACGACTATGTACCCGCCGGATGGACAGACAGCCCGGAAGGTGTTACCGAAATTAACCTATATGAGTGGGTAAGTGTCCGGCATAAGGACGCGGGGCAATGGAGTGTATTTTCCACGCCGTCGGTGTGGGCAAAATGGGGGGAGAAAGGACAGGACGGCGACGGCCTTGAATATATATACAGGCTTACACCTGCGTACGTTAATCCGGCGCGCCCGGCCAGCTCTCCGGAGGATGGGTATGTCCCGAGCGGGTGGACGGATGATCCGGCCGGAGTAACGGACGCCCTACCGTATGAGTGGGTATGCCAGCGCAAGAAAAGGAACGGTGTGTGGGGTGACTTTTCGCTCCCCGCAGTTTGGGCGCGGTATAGTAAAGACGGAAAGGACGGCGAGCCCGGGTCGAAAGGTGATCCCGGGGATAGTATAACCTATGCCGGTGACTGGCAGGAGGATAAGTTTGTCCCGTATCTGGGCGTTATCAGAATAAACAGCGCAAGCTGGATGTGTGCCAAGGAAAACGGTACAACGTGCAGCTATATGGTGTTAACGGATAGCGATGGCGCAGACCTGACGGACGAATACGATTACGACCTGTTAAGCGACGAAATCGACATGGACGACTTTGTGCTGGTGGCCGAGGACGGGCAAACCGGTGAGGATGGCGTGGGCATTGAATCAGTTGCAGAACATTATTACCTTTCCTCCTCTGCCACAACATTAACCGGTGGGGCGTGGGTGTCATCCCGGCCGGCATGGAAAAACGGCTGGTATATATGGACGCGGAAAGTTTTTACTTTCACCAATGGGCGAACAGTTACCACGGAGCCGATTTGTGTATCCGGGGCAAAGGGTGACAATGGAATACAGGGCTGTATCATTCGTATTGCGGAATGGCGCGTTGCCGTAGAGTGGAGAAACGACGAGGGGCTTACAGAGGGTACGCGATATCTGGATATTGCGCTCGTTAGGGATTTATCACTGGAGACCGGCTGGCAGGCATACAAATGTAAGATTACCCATACAAGCGCAGCCGGTAGTGCCCCGGGCAATGCGGCATATTGGGAGCCTTTCGGGCTGAATGTAAATGCCATATTTACCTCGCTGATTATTGCAAAGAACGCAGTACTGGACTTTATGCAAGGAAACCAGCTCCTTATAAAAAAGGACGACGGTACGGTAACCGCCGGATTATCCGGCGCACAAACCGGGGATAAGGTACGTATATGGGCTGGAGGGGCAAACCCCAACACCGCAAATTTCCGCGTTAATGAGTTGGGACAGGTATATGCCAGCGATGGAACATTCCGGGGTCGCATAGAGGCCACCAGCGGAAATATTGCGGGCTTCGATATTACCTCCGAGGGGATCATATACGACGGCTCCACGGGAGGCTCCCCGATTATTAGTATAACAACGGGGCGGAATAAGGTTATTGTAGGCAAAAAGGGCGTAAATAACGTATGGGGCTATATTTCGTCGTATGCACAGGTATATGTGGAGAATAACGACAACCCTAACGACTATTTAGACGGCAAAGAGGCCAGCGTGGGAATTGTGGTTAAGTCCAATTACGTGACCGAAAAGCCCAGTCGCAAGTTAAGTATGTACGCCGACGGGAATATATGGTGCAGAAATTTATTCCAGCAGGCCGGTGTGGCCAGAGCGGTATATAAAACCGTGGGTACTAGTACACGCTTCTACGTGGACGGGAGCGACAGCGAATTTTTATTTAATTTTTCGCACGCGACCAACTGGCTGTTAAGGCTTAGCCTAAATACTTATATCGGGGTTTCATTACCCAACCGCGAAGCGATCCGGACTATGATGAGCATATACTGGGACGGGCGGTCAGATTCCGAATTAAATACCTACATAACAAACTATTTTGGAATTGTTTTCTCCGTGGTAATGGAAACGGGGAGCCTTAATAAAATACAGCTTACCGGGAATAGCGACTTTAAACTAAGGGATAATAACGGGAACATTTGGAATGGTGACAACGGAAAAGTTGATATGTCCGCCGGCGACGCATTAACCCTCATGTTTAAGAGTGGCAATTATTACATATTGAGCCATAAAACCTAAAAAGTAAATATATGAAGCAGATTAATTTTAAAGAATTGCTTTTTTTCTTAGGAGTAAATAAGGAAAAAAAGACGGTACAGGACGTACGGGAGGACTTTGCAGACCTGATCTACAATAATTCCTCCGGTATCAGGGCACACGCTCTGGCTCTAAAGATTTACGAAAGCAACGGAGCCATAGAGCTGAACAATGAGGAGGAAATGCTAATAGTTGAAACCGCGGAGAAATTAGGTACGCCGGCTTTCATAGATAGCATACGAGAAGCGTTAAAAAAACAGTGAATAATAATTAACAAAACGAGATTAAAAATTAAATGTATAACAGAGCGAAAAAAGTATTGACTTTAATCGCTCGATTAAAAGTGATAGTATGGCAAAGAAAAAAGAAAAGAATTTAAGTATAATTTCTACTTTAAATAATTCCGAGTTTGTCCGCGCGATAACTTCCTCCGGGAGTAGCACTTTAATTAGAAAAAGTGATTTATATCCAACAGCAAATATTAATACTGATGGATTAATGAGCGCTAAATTTGCCTCAAGGATAAGAGAATATACACTATCAATAAATGAGGAAACTGACTCCGGTATTAATCATGCAGGAATTATACAGGTTACTTGCACCGGTCTTACAGGCTCCGCTCTGGTAGGGGTTTCTACTGTTAATTCAAACTATGTGTATGTGATATATCCGGGAAGTGGCAGTATAGTATTTGAGGAAGTCTTGGAGAAATTATGCGTTTTTAAAAAAACAAGTACGGGAACATTTTTTATTAAAAATAACACCCCTTATAATATCAGCGTAACTATATCACTGCTATAGTTTAATTGGTTCCTCCGGCCATTGGATAATGGCCGGAATAATAAAGCTAATGATTATACCTAACCCAACCACTCCAAGCTTTTGTTCCTCCATTATACTGCCGTTTGTAATAGTAGGAGCCCACTATTGGAAAAGCAAATTGTATAACCCAGTCAGATTGGTACGGCAACACAAGTACAACCATCATAGTATTTTGCTCAGGCGTGTTTTCAATATTATATACTCTAACTATTGATGGGTATTTACATGAATTCAAATCCGTTATATCGTCTGCATACTTACAGATATACTGATACATTGAGGGTGATAATAATCCCTTTTTATTTGTGTCAACCGTTCGCATAACGTCGGCCAAGGCGTTAGCTAAATCTACCTTTTTAATTTGTACTGTTTTGCCATCAGAGGCATTTATAACTATATAATCATTATCCCCGACGGTGGTTACTTTGGTAACCGCGCTTAGTTTCTTTTTTGCCATACTATCACTTTTATACGAGCCCCAAATGTCACTAATTTTTAAGACCATTTTAAACGTGGAACTTTACCGGTAAAAACTATTGATTATATCCGCTCGATTAAAAGTGATAAGTATGGCAAAGAAAAAAGAATCAGCACTTACAGAGATTAATAATATTGATGGTACCG